TCTTTAAGGCCATGAGGGCTATTAGTTCGGAGGCTGGGCCTCCGCGATAGGGTTTCCCTGGTCGTCACCCCTCGAGTATTCGATTCCGACGACCATATCGATCCACTTGTCGAACACTTCGCCGAGCTGTACCGCTCCACCTTTGAGAGCTGCGAAATAGGCGAGTTTGTAATGCCACGATTTCGGGGCTTCGTCAGCCCAGATTTCGGAGATGCTTTTAGGGGTGTCGGTATCTGCCTCGAAGGCGTATTCGACACTGGGCCACACGGGGAACGTCCCCTCGCGGCCGTCCCTCTGCCGGACGGTTACGAGGAGCATGGATCAGGTCGTCGCCTTGACGAGTGACCCACCGGTGAAGCTAACGCTCATGGCGGCCAGGTCGCCCACGGAACCGGCGACAGGCTGGGTGCCGTTGCAGAATGTGTTGGAAATTGTGTACGAAGGGTTCGTCGCGGACACTGCGGCCGAGGTCGGCTTGATAACAACGGTCGTTGTGGTGCCGACGAGAGCGTCCAGGGTGGCCGCCACTTTTGTCGCGGCGAAGTCCTGGTTGAACGTGATGTCGCACGAAATGTTTTGCAAGCCGCCCGTGAAAACATGCCCGGCGGTAGAACTTGAACTCATCGCCGTCACCTCGACTGCGTCACGGTCATAGTTGAGGGTGATAGAGGTGACATAGGTGCTCAAGTCGACCGCATTCACGGTGACACTCGCGTCCTGGAGGACGAATACGGCCATACTTTACTCCTTTTCGGCCTTGCTGGATTTGGTTTCGCCGACGATGTGGCCGGCCTCGACGAGGGCGTCAATGTTGCAGCCCTCGAGCTCTTGCTCGGTGATGACGTCGCCAGGCTTTTTGCCTGCGACGTTGTCCGATGCGACTTTGTAATTAGCCATAAGCCTCTACCTCGTAGCGGTAAGCGAAGAAGTCCACTCCCCCCATCGTAACGGAGATCGGGGTCGCGGTCGTGACTCTCACGGTCGACACTGCACCATTCAGCGACCGGACAGGAGTGCCGCCTTCGAGAGCTGCTTTCACGGAGCCAGCGCCCGAACCGGCGAGAAGATCGTTCAGCTCGTCGCTCCCGGAGCGTTCACTCATTCGGGAGACGACGGCATAAACCTCGAAGGTGTAGTTGTCGAGGCCGCGTTGCATGGAGTCATCCCACTGCACCGAGACGTTCCCAATAATGCCGCAAGGGGTCGGCGGTGCGGTGTCCGGGATGTAGTCGTAGACCTTGCGGATCGCCGTAATGCTGTCGAGGAGCGTCGCGGCGTTCTCTCGGAGTGTGGAGATTGTGGCGCTCACCCAATGACCTCGCGCCGGTAGGCGCGTACCATCGCGGCGATGTCACGGCCGAGCGGCGACATTCGGATCGCACCCATTTCGGACAGACCCAGGACGCCACCGACGGAGCTTTTACGCTTGTAGAGATCGGCGGAAAGAATGAGGCAGGCTTCGACTACGTCGTCGGGCACTGACGGCCAGCCCCATTTAGCGGTGACTCGAACACCGGGGCGGAAGTTCCACGGATAGGGGAACATATAGGCGCCGACCATCGTGAGAAGCGTGACCGGACGGCCTTCGGCCAGAGCGTTCAAAGGTTCGACGATGAAGTCGGTGTTATAGACGGCCGTCGTGGCATAGGTGCCGCCGCCAGAAGTGTCCAGGGCGACCGACAGGCTTGTCGTGGAGCCGATGTCGTCGACGAGACAAGAGTAAGGGTCATTCGTTCGGTAGTAGCGGGCGGTCGCCGCCGAGTCGAGGTTGAAGCTGCGGCCGGCGATCCGGTCGATTGAGCGGGATGCGGCTTCGACGATCTGCTCGAGGAGCGAGTCTTCGGTGGAGTCCGCGGTTGGGATGTCGAGGTAGGCTTTCAGCTCGTTCAGAGTGACGTAGCCGTTAACTATTGCCACGTTTCGGAGCCTTTCTAGCCGCGGGTTTTTTCTTAGGAGTGGCGTCGCCCTCGGGCGACAGAGCCGAGGAGAGCTTCGTCGAAAGGAACTCCTCGCACCCGAGGGCGACTAACTGCGCGACTACCGCCTCAGCGCGGTCGGTAAGACCTCGACGGAGGTAGCCCTCTAGCTCTGCTTTATAGGCTCGGATTAGCGCGTCGTTCAGCATGATGCTCGCGTCCCGGGTCGCTCTGCACGACCCGGAACACTAGGCAAGGGGACTATGCCCAGGTGGAGGTGATGAGGCCGGTGCCGGTGATCTTGGCGAACGCCGTCGGGTACTTGCCGGCGGTGTAAGCCGAGAAGCCGAAGACGACCGTGCGGATCGCGATGTTTCCGTCGGGCTGCTCGAAACGGACGTAAAGCGGTGAGCCGCCGTTGTCCTCCCAAATGTAGCTCTCGCGGAAATCGCCGACAATGACGGCGGTCTCGTTCGTGCCGGTGCCGAGATCCGTGGGGACGTTGGCGTCAGCGACGACCGGGATGCCGAGGATCTGCAAGCCGCCACCCATGTATTCGGGGCGGTCGTAGGTGCCGGGAGCATTGAACGGGTTTCCAGCGGTCGGCGAGAACATCGGACGGTTCGTCGAGTCCAGTGCGCGGAGCCAGCATCCGATCAGCGACGGGTGAGCGACGATATGGGTCGCTCCGCCGTAGAAGTTGCTCGAGATGCTCTGCACTGCTTCCACGAGCTTCGGGAAGAACTCTGCCCAGGTCGGGCTCGCGTCGGTGTAGGTCACCGAGCCAATTCCTGAAGTGTTCAGGATGCCGCGGTGTTCGCCACTCGAGCCGGAGCCGTTAATCGCAAGACCGTCGAGCTTTGTCTGGTAGGAACGGATCGCATCGCCGAGGAGCTGCGTCTCGATGCCAGTGCCGCGAAGGACGGCCTGCTTCGACAGGTCGAACATCGAGGCGACGGTGTTCACGTTCACGGTGAGGAGCGTGTCATCCGGGGACGATTCGGTCGGTGCGGTGTTTTCCGAAGCCTGAACGTAGCTCGTGACGCCAGTGGTGAGGCGGCCGATATTGACCGTCATGCCCTGGGCGGGGAGAGCCGAGTTCGTTGAGATGTCGAGCACCGGGCGGCCAGCGCGGCGGAGCTGCGCGAACTGCGACACGAGGTACTGCGGGACGACCAGGCCAGCGAAGTTGCTGGTACCGGAGTCGCGCTTCTCGAGGCGGACTTCGTTCTGGTAGCGGGCGATGCGCTCGCGAGCCTCGTACGAGCCGCCGAACTCTGCGGCGATTGCGTCGGCGAGGAAGTCGTTGGCGCTGCGCTCGTGGTAGGTCTGCTCCTCTGAGGTGACGCGGAAGCCACCCTGGCGGGTTTCGACCGGTGAGGCTGCTTCGAGCTTCGCGGCGATCTCGGCATTAGCGGCGTTACGGGCCTCAATGTCGGCGATCTGAGCGATGCGCTCGTCGAGCTTCTCGACTTCAAGCTTCAAAGCCTGAATATTGGCGAGTTCAATTTCGGTGATGTCACGGGACTCGTCGACCGCCCGGGTGAGCGTTGCGTCGATGAGGCCGGTCTTGGCGCTGCGCTGCTCTTGCAGCTTGGCGAGAAAGGCGTTCATGGATGATTTTCTCCAGTAGGAAAGGGCTTTTTGGGGTCTCGGGGTGCCGTTCTGGAGAGGTGCCGCCCATCGGCGGGGTGTCTCGTGCGGGGTGCCGCTGATTTAAGAATAACGCTTAGCGCGAAGCTCTGCGAGTATTTCTTCGACCTCAGCGATCCGCGATAAGCGGCCCAGCGGCACACCTTTATCCTGGTAATAGGCGCGGATCTCCGGGTCGTTTTCATAGGCCGCGACGATGTCGTACTCGGCGAGCCATTCGTCGATTTGCGGTTTCTTCGCGGCCTGACTACCGACCATTTCGAGCTCCTCGTATCGAAGGCCTGCGTCGGCGAGTGCCTGCTCAGTTTCAGCGCGGCGCGATTCATCGCGGCCAGTGAGAACGTACACCTCGGCGTCAAGGGAGTTGATTTCGTCAATGACCGAACGGATCGGCCGGTTTCCGGCCGCAAGGATCGTTCCGTCAATATCGGTCACGATGAGCGGGTCGCCGCCAGCGATGCGTTCAAGGGCGCGATCCATTTCGGCCGCCTGAGGTTCGGCGGCGTAGAGGGCGGCAAGCTGGCGTTCGGCTTGGCCGCGGGTGCGGTGACAACCCTCGATTTCGCCGTTTTCGTCTTTGACGACGGCGTATCCGGAGCACCCGGCATTATCGGTTTCAATATGCCACGGCATTAGTCGCCCTGCACAAGGATCCGGAGTTCTTCGGTGCTTGTGTCGACTACCGCCCAGAGTTCTTCGCCCGATGGGATCGTCAGAGCTTGGGGTGCGGCTGCTTTTTCGGTGAGTAGGCCGTTAGAGCTTGTGACGTCGGAGCCGCCGACGTAGACGACGCCATTTCCGAGAACGTGAAGCCAGACCATCCGGGTCAGGGGTTCGGATGTGATGACGCGGGACGCTGTCGTCGTCACGGTATGAGCCAGCGATTTCACTTCAAGCCTTCGAGGAGTGCGCGGACTGCATCGAGATTTGGGGTTTGGGATTCTTCGCGGACTGCTTCGACGAGTGCTTTTTCGCCGTATGCGCCGAACGTAACGAGTGAGACTTCGGCGAGGTGGGCGCGGACTCGTTCGACGACGCCGTCCTGGCGGCGGTTGTCTTTCAGCGGGACGAAACCTACCGAGAATTGGTCGACCGCTCCATCCTGTACCAGCTCGAGGAGTTCGTCGCCGCGCTGGGTTTTTGAGACGTAAAACTCGCCGTAAAGGCCGCGGGCTTCTTCTTTCAAGAGTTGACCACGGCCTGCGGGAAGCTGAGAGGCGTCGTGCTGGGTGAGGAGTTTGACGCGGTGCGCTGCGCGGGTGACGGCTTGAAATGCTCCGGGGAGGAAGATTTCGGTGAGGCTTCGGTTAATGCGCTGCTCGACGTTGTAAGGGACGACGATCCCGGCGATGATGCGTTCGTTAGCGGAGCGACGTACCTCGAGGTCGATTTCGTAGGCGCGGGTTTCAGTCATTTATAAACTCCTGGTTCGGGTCTACTTCCAGAGGGCCGGCGTCGAGTTCGGTGCTTTCGATCGGGTTGCGATCCTCGAGGGCGCGTACTTCGTCGAGTGTGAGGAAGCCGGATTGGAGTGCGATTGCGTGAGCCTGGTAGCGGGTGAGTGTGTCGGCACGAAGGAAGGCGTCGACATTGAACTTTGCGACCTGGCCGCGAGGAAGAAGGTCGGAAAACGCTTGCTCAAACCGGATCATCCAGGGCAAGAGGGTGAACCGGAGAAGCTGGAGTTGCTCTTGTTCGACGTTCGAATATGTGCGCGAAGTATTCGGAGCGCCGAGGTAATACCCCGGTAGGCCGAGCATATTTGCGACTTCGGTGAGATCAAATTGTTTTTGCTCGGTGAGCTGCGATTCGGTTGCATTATCGGCGACGACTTGCACTTTCGTATTCCCGAGGACGACCGGTTCGCGACTACGGCCGCCGTATGCCATAAGCCATTTCTGTTTCATCAGGTCGGCGTCTTCTTGCGTGAGGTCAGGGTTCTCGGTAAGAAGTGCGACCGACGGCGTCGTACCGCCGGAGAAATAGCGGGCGGTGTATTCATGGATCGCGATAGATGCGCCGAGGCCTTGACGTTGCGCGGAAAGGATGCCGAGGCCGACGTGCTCACCGGGAAGCGAGAAACCTTTAACGTGCATGACTTCGGACTGGTCGAAGACGATCGAGTCGATGACGTATTGCCGGCGGCCTTCGTGGGTGCGGAACGTGACGCGCTCAGGGTTGACCGGATAGATCGTTTCGGGGTAGCCGTTCGGGCCGAGCGGCCCCAAGATCGCGACATAGTTGCCGTGAATAATGCAGGTGGCGACGGCCGCCGAGATTGTTTCCATTCGTGTCTCGGGCGGATTAGGACGCGACAAGATTGGCGGAGTGTCGACTGGTTGACCGTTGCGGTATGCCTGAAGTGGGAGACCGCCGATTGCGTCGGAGATGAGGGTTACGGCTCTCCATACACCGGGAACGGAGATTGCGGAGAAGGTGTCGACGTAGGTGCCGGCCCAAGTGTCGGTCGGATAGCGGGAGATTCGACCGTATGAGTCGACTGACGCCCCGGAGGGCAGTGTTACCTTTTGGCGCGTGAGGAGCCTATTGAGCATCCGATGAGCTTCTTTCGAGTGCGATTCCGAAGGCGGTTAGCGCACAACCGAAGAAGCCGATCCCGAGGGGGATGGAGACGAGGAATAGCGCCACACTGACTAGCGTAGTGCCGATTACTTGCAGAGGTAGGTAATAGCGCATTAGTAGGCAAAGCTCCTTTTGGTCGGTTCGGGTTTCTTTTGTGTCGCGTGATGCCAGGCGATCGTCGCGGCGAATAATGGCGTGATGTCGAGCTCGAGGTCGGTGCGAGCCCAGAGCCAGGCGCCACCGATGATTTTTTTTCGGACTCCGGCGGCGGCCGCGTCAAGGTCTTCGTTCGGTCTGATCTTCAAGGTGCCGGCATGGATCGCGTCGTAGAATAGTGAGACGGCGGCTACTACGTCGCGGGAGGTGTATTTGACGACCTGCACTCCGAGCGCTTCGAGCGGTTCGAGGAGTACCCCGGCGGGGCCGTAGCCGTCGACGACGATCGGACGGCGGTAGCGGCGGGAAAGCTGCTGGCATCGTTGCCCGACCCAACCGACACCGGGACGAGATTCGATCACTTCGATACGGCCGGCTTTGTCGGCGACTGCGATCGTCGCTTTCGACCGATCGAGAGCTACGTCGAGGCAGAACGAAAGTTCGCCGTCTGGGGCGGCTTTCCGGTCTTGGATCTTCTGCCAGGCTTTCGGATCTATCAGCGTTTCCGACGCGGCGCTCCAACGGTTGCCGTATTCCTGGGCGAACTGGTCGCGGGACAGGGTTGTCTGGGCGTGGCGGATTGTTTCTTCGGTGATGAGATAGCCGAGCGCCGGGTGCATTTCCCACCATGTCGCCGGCTCATCCAAGTCGGCGTCGTCGCCGGCGCTCCATTCGAAGAAAGCGATGTCGGTTGTTTTGCCTTCCTCGACGGCGGCGCGGCCCTGGTCGACTTTTTGGCGGAAGAACGTCGATTCGACATCGCCGGCGGTGGAGATGATGAAAAGCTGGGCGTCGGATCGGGTGGCCATAGCTGGGAGTGCTCCAGCTTCCCGGTCGGAAGTCTTGTCAAACCGGGCCTCGTCGATCACCACCAGGTCGAGCGTCTTGCCGTGCATCGCTGACGCGGTCGATCCGAGGGGCATGAGACGCGAACCGTTCTTAAAGATGATCGATTCCAAGCCTGCCCCCATAAACACACGGTCAACGAGCGGCGCGAGTTTCGAAGCTTCGAGCAGCGGAACGTGGTCGTTACGGAACTTGTCGCGAGCGTGGAAACCTGTCTGGGCCGTATAAACGACGTTTTGCGGACGATCCCAACGAAGCGCCCGGTGAGCCATGAAAGCCAACATAAGAGACGTTTTGCCGGACTGGCGAGGGACTTGAAGAATGACCGTCCGGTACGCGGGGCGGCCATCCTCGAGGGTTTCCCCGGCGACATCGGCGACGAGCCGCTGCCACGGAAGGAGCGGCTGTCCGAGGAGCTGCGCAATCGCCGCAATTTCAGCGCCGAGGCTTGCGCGGCTTGGAGTTCTCGGCGTCGCGTACCGCGGCGTCGAAAGCTGCGAAAAGGTCGGTGAGGCCGTCGTCGTCATTGTTCCCCAATTCTCGGAGCGCGGTTTCGGCCGCCCTGTATTGCTGCCATAGTCCTACGTTTTCAGGATTCTCGTCGACTGCTCGAGCTAACCGG